AGGACATGTAATCACAGCGTATGAACCTTTAGATAGTATTACAGATCAATATGTTCTGGCAATCAAAGAAGATCAATACGAGAAAAACTTTAAGGCACACGAAGATGTCATCGCAGGTGTTACTGATGAAGATTTAGATATGGAACAGATATTTAAAGATGCCGAAGCAGTTCTAGATGAGGAAACTTAAATTATATGATACGGATGATAATGTAATTCTATCATATACAACAGATCATGAGTTTCATGGTAGTCAACTTATTGAGATTACAGGTCCTGTTCTGATAGGAAAATGTCTTGTTGATTACCCTGCAAAAATTAATGGTGAGTTTGGTATTGTAACTTTTGATCAACCAATAGAGACACCTCTATACACATTAGATTTTGTTCCACAACCCTTTCCGTTATTTGTAGGTGGCACACAACAGTTTGAGCATCTTATGTTCAACGGTCCTACTTACTTTAACATAAGGGTTGACGAATATAGACCTTGGATGTATATTGGTAATCTAATTACCAAAAAATTTATCCCAGAACTAAAATCTATTTCTCCAGTATACAATTACAAGAAACAAGATAATAACATCTGGGACAAAAAAGACTTACGCAAATTAGAAACATTATGCAAATCGCTTTGATAATTTTAAAGAGTGGTATTGAACTAATTACCATGGCAGAACAACTAGAAGAAGAACCTAGTTGCCACATGCAAGATCCTTATAAAATTAATGAGGATGGCACGCTAGAACCATGGCCACGTTTTACAGAAGACACAGACGTATTGCTTTATTCTGAAACTATTGCTACAATAGTCACACCAACATCAGAACTGAAGAAGAAATACGAGACTGTTACTAAATGAGTTTTTACACCAACGTTCAACTGGTCGGAGATAACATTCATTACATTGGATATGAAGATGGTCAACGTATTCAACGTAAGTTCAAGTTTTCTCCGACTCTTTTTATTGTCACCAATAAACAAACTAAACACAGAACACTTGATGGTAGGTATGCTAAACCAGTCAAGTTTGATTCTGTAAGAGAAGCACGTCAGTTTGTAGAAAAATATAAAGAAGTTCCTAACTTTGAGGTGCATGGTTATGACAGATATTTGTATCAGTTTATATCTAAAGAGTTTCCTGATGAAGTAGATTATGACTTCAAAGGAATGAATATCATGTCACTCGATATCGAGGTTGCATGTGAGAATGGATTCCCTAATGTCAGAGAGTGTGCTGAGGAGATGCTCAGTATCACAGTGCAGGATTATCAAACTCGTAAGTTAAAAGTATTTGGCACTCGACCCTATAAGAACACACGTGATGATGTAGAGTTTATTCTATGTGATGGTGAAGAACATCTACTTCGTTGTTTCTTAGATTACTGGATACAAAACTTCCCTGACATTCTTACTGGTTGGAATGTTGATGGATATGACGTGCCATATATTTGTGGTCGTCTTGAGAGATTGTTTGGTGAGAAAGAAATGAAGTTGATGTCACCATGGGGCATCGTAAAGAGAGAGGAGATAGAAGTAAAAGGTCGTGAACAAATATTCTATAGAATGCTTGGTATCAATGTCATTGACTATCTTGATCTATATAAGAAGTTCACGTATACAAACCAAGAATCTTATCGTCTAGATCATATTGCATTTGTAGAACTTGGTCAAAGAAAAGTTGACCACAATGAGTTTGAAAACTTCAAAGATTTCTATACAAAAGATTGGCAAAAGTTTATTGACTACAACATCGTTGACGTGGAACTGGTCTCACGACTAGAAGAGAAGATGAAGTTGATAGAGCTTGCTGTTGCCCTAGCATATGACGCTAAGGTCAACATGCAGGATGTATATTATCAGGTAAGAATGTGGGACACACTGATCTACAATTTCCTAAACAAAAAAGGTATTGTTGTTCCACCAGGTAAACGATCAGACAAAGAAGAAAAATACGCAGGAGCTTATGTCAAGGAACCGATTGCAGGACGCTATAATTGGGTGGTCTCTTTTGACCTCAATTCTCTGTATCCTCATCTTATTATGCAATACAATATTTCCCCAGAGACCCTCGTTGAAAAAAGGCATCCATCCGCTACTGTTAATGGACTCCTCTCGCAATCGGTAGAGGTTCCAGAAGAGTTTTGCCTTTGTGCTAATGGTGCAATGTATCGTAAAGACATTCATGGTTTCTTACCAGAGATGATGAAGAAGATTTACGATGAACGTGTGCAATCTAAGAAGTTGATGATCCTTGCTAAACAGGAATATGAGAAAACCCCCACAAAGGAATTAGAAAAAAGCATAAGTAAATATAACAATATTCAAATGGCACGTAAGATTCAATTGAACAGTGCTTATGGTGCTATTGGCAATCAGTATTTTAGATACTATAATATTATTAATGCTGAAGCGATTACGTTATCTGGTCAGGTGTCTATCCGATGGATAGAACACAAGATGAATACGTATCTAAACAACTTATTGAAAACGGAGAAGAAAGATTATGTCATTGCTAGTGATACTGATAGTATCTACCTCAATTTGGGTGATTTGGTCGAAAAGATATACAAGGGGAGAGAGGCAACTGATCAGAGCATCGTCTCTTTCCTTAATAAGGTGTGTGAAATGGAACTTGAAAAATATATTTCTAGTTCTTATGAAGCGTTGGCCACATATGTAAACGCATACGAGCAAAAGATGATCATGAAGCGAGAGAATATCGCTTCTACTGGTATCTGGACTGCAAAGAAAAGATACATGCTCAACGTATGGGATAGTGAAGGTGTAAGATACAAAGAACCCAAACTAAAAATGATGGGTATTGAAGCAGTCAAGTCATCGACCCCTGCAACATGTAGGGATGCGATTAAAGATGCTATCAAGATCATGATGAATGGTTCAGAAAATGATTTGATAACTTACATAGATACCTTTAGACAAACATTTGAAAATTTACCACCAGAAGACATCGCATTTCCGAGGTCAGTCAATGGACTACGCAAATTCAAGGCGTCAACAACCGTGTATACAAAGGGCACCCCTTTACATGTTCGTGGAACTTTGCTTTATAATTTTCACATCTCAAAAAACAGACTTGAATACAAATATCCACTCGTTCAAGAGGGTGAGAAAATAAAATACTTATACCTCAGACGTCCAAACAAAATCAACGAAAACGTTATATCTTTCCTCAATACCTTTCCAAAAGAATTGGGACTTGAAGGGCAGATAGATCGTGATGCCCAATTTAAAAAATCCTTTCTTGACCCTTTACAAATCATCACTTCTGTGATAGGATGGGAAACAGAGAGGAAGACGACTTTAGATTTCTTATTTGCATGACTACATCATTTTTAAAAAACATTGTCAAAGAGATTGACAATGACTACGCAGGACTATTATCAGAGGGTGGCGTAGGTGACATTGAATCTTTTGTTGACACAGGATCATATATTTTCAATGCATTAGTTAGTGGATCTATCTACAAAGGAGTTCCAAGTAATAAAATTACTGCACTAGCAGGAGAGAGTGGCACAGGTAAAACATTCTTTTGTCTAGGTGTAGTTCAAAGTTATCTACGTGACAATCCAGATGCGGGTGTTGTTTACTTTGAGAGTGAAGCAGCAGTTACAAAACAAATGATTGATGAACGTGGTATTGACGGAGAACGTATGATACTTGTTCCTGTAACTACAGTTCAAGAGTTTAGAACTCAAGCAATACAAATTCTAGATAAATATCTTGAACAGAAGACAGAAGATCGCAAACCTATGATGTTTGTGTTAGACTCTTTAGGTATGCTTTCCACATCTAAAGAACTAGCAGACAGTGCCGAGGGTAAAGACACTCGTGACATGACTAGGGCACAAGTTGTGAAAGCAATTTTCAGAATTCTTACATTGAAACTTGGAAAAGCGAATGTCCCACTACTGGTTACAAATCACACATACGATGTCGTTGGTGCCTACGTCCCAACTAAAGAGATGGGTGGAGGTAGTGGACTCAAGTATGCTGCATCTACAATCATATACCTATCAAAGAAAAAAGAGAAAGATGGCAAGGATGTCATCGGAAATATTATCAAAGCAAAGGCTGCTAAGTCGCGT